GATTTAAAGGGTATGAAACGGAGGGAAAAATACGGTCTTAAAGGCACATGTCGTGCACCTAAGTTCTCAAAACGTTAATATACCAACGTTCAAGCCCTCATCCGGTCGCTCGGAAGAGGGCTTGTTTTTTGTTTAAAATTGATTTTTGACCACATTTTGACCACGTTTAAATGAATTTCTCATAATTCCATGTACTTTTTAAATGTTTCGGCCGTTTTTTCTTTTGCGGTTTTCGTGACATGTGTATAGATGTTCATAGTCGTTTGAATTTCTTTGTGACCTAAACGGGCTTGTACTTCTTTTATGGATGCGCCTGCTTCAAAAAGGATTGATGCGTGAGAATGTCTAAAACCGTGAATCGTGATTTTGTGAAGCTTATTTTTAGCGATCATACGGTTTAAAAGGTCGTTTGGATATGCAAGCCTTAGAGGGCGCATATCGCCCCGTATAAGGACATATTTAGCTTCTGAGGTGATTCCATTAGACAAGAGCATTTCTTTTTGTTGTGTGCGCCATTTTTTAAGTATTTGGGCTGTTTGATCATCAATTGTGATAATTCGCTTGGAATGATATTTTTTCGTTGTTTGGATGACTTCTTTTCCGTTTTCAAAAAACATTGTTTGTTTGATGTTTATTGTTTTCTCTTTTAAATCAACGTCCTTCCATTCCAAGGCAAGAAGTTCCCCTTTGCGCATACCGGTGAAAATAAGAACATAAAACATGACATAATCTTGTGGGGCGAGTTGAGAATGCGCTTTTTCGAGAAAGATTTTGATTTCGTTCTTTTCCCAAAAGTTCCGTTTCTCTTCTTCCTGCGATAAAAAATTCTCTTCTTTTTTGGGGATCACAACGAATTCCATTGGATTTTTTGTGATATATTCCATCCTTAGAGCATATTTAAATACAAGGTTAGCTTGAATTTTTACATTTTTAACAGAATCAATGTCCTGAGCTATCCGATTTATCACCTTTTGACAATATACTCTTGTGATGTCTTTTATTTTTAATTTCCCGAAGTGCGGCAGGATATGCTTTTTGAATTTCGATAGCTTTCTATATCTGGTGCTGCGCTTTATCGTTTTGGAATGAACCTCCCACCATTCTTTAAAAACATCCTCAAAAGTGAAGTCGTTTCGTATAAGAGTATTATTATCAATTTCCTTCTGGAATTCCGCAGCGGCTGCGACAGCTTCTTTTTTAGTCTTAAATCCCCGACGTGTTGTTGTTTTTCTATTGCCTGTTTTAGGGTCAATGCCAACTCCAATTTTAAAGAGCCATTTATAGCCCGTTTTGGTTTTGTACTGTTGAAATGAAGCCATATTATCCTCCAATCCTATTTAAAGTTTCTTTTAACTAACAATAAGATGAATTTTGTTAAAGTACATATTAATGCGTACCTTCGCAAATTGTTCAGTGACTTTAAATGTTTTGGCGATGAGGTGCGCGTCAAAAAAATAGTCTTGTGGCATTTTCATTCCATGAAGCATAAAAGTAGGGATGCAAAAGTGATATGAGAAGTAATTAGCTTGTCTTTCCTGATAATCTGACCAAAATCTTGGCATTATTTTTTTATCTCCTTCATGTCTGTAAAGATGGCATAGTTCGTGAGCAAAGTCGCCCCACTGTTCGCAGCGGGTTTTCCGGCTATCTAATAAAATTGTATACACGTCATTATACTTGAAAGAACAACTCGGGATAGGCTTGAAATAAACTCTTATGCCTAACATCTCGGCTATACGCTCGAAATTAATTTGATCAGGTGTAATGATGTTAATGCTTCTGTACAAGCTTTCAATCCAATCTTCCAAATGACTGTTTGTGTACATCAAGATGAGGTTCCTCCTTAAAAACTACTCTATACGGAACGAATGTTCGTCTTTTTAATTAAAAGAAAAGCCCTAAAAAGGGCACTTTTTTAATTATTAACTTTTATGGTATGCTTGACGTCCTTTCCGATAGAATCGAAATTGCTATCCTGTGGAGCTTCAATGCGTATTTCGATTGTTTTTAAATCCTTAAGAGAGGACTTTTTCAAAATATATGTACTGTATCCCTCGCTCTTTACTTTGCCTAAGTATTCAGCTTCAACGGCATCAGACGATAACGTTTCAGGTTCCAATTGCTCTTTGGTATTTGTGATTATCTTAGACATTCCCAAAAAGAAATCAACATCTTTTTCTGATGTGTTTTCGGCTGACATTTTAATTATTATTGTGTTGACTTTTTCGCCAACCTTAGCGTTAAAGAAAGAAGCGGACTTTTCATTTTTCGGTTCTACTTCTGCTAAGTCAATGCCGTTAATCTCATATTTCATAGGGCCGGTAGTCCCTTTTATATTTAATTTTTCATCGCTGAAGATATTTTTTACTCTCATGTTCTCATCGTCTTTAATGATTTCATTTCCTTGAGTATTTTCGTTTTTCTGGACATCTTCGTTCTCTGTTTTACTGTTAGAATCTTTGTCTTCATTTGCACTTACTTTATTACTATCTTCTTTATCTTTTGCAGTTTCAGATGAACTACACGCCCCTAAAATAATCCCTAAACATAGAGTAAGGGATAGAATTATAAATTTCTTCACTTAAAACCCTCCAGTTCATAAGTATACACATTAATTTATGATAGGAAAAAATGCGTAATAATTCAAGAGGATTTTACCAGTTTTGACAAATGTCTCATTTTTTAATAATTTCCTCTTTGGGTGGGCTATTTTTTCGGAAGAGAATCCCGATCCAATCCGGAAGAGAATCCGGATGAGAGCAAATGCAGAACCCCTTGATACGTAAGGGTTTATAAGTTTGTAAAATTTTACTTTCCGGAAGAGAATCCCGATCCAATCCAGAAGATAATTCGGATCTTATTAGTAAACAGAATTTAAACATAATAAACAATAGATATAGATATATACGTGACCGCCACTGCAAAACTTTTGCTTAATCAGATTTCTTTTTCCGTCCTTCTTTCAGATGATCCGTAATGATTTCAAGTGCAGCATCTAAAATCTCCTGTGTAACTTCTCCGTCACGAGCAGAGAGGAAGGTTTTGGGATCATTTAAAATCTTCTTTGCTTCGTCTTCAAAAATTTTTTCTTGAACCTTCGGATCGACACCGCGAAGTAAGTAGTCAGTTGTAACCCCGAAAAAATCTGCAAGCTTGATCAACGTATCATAATCAGGTTTTCTTTTATTTATTTCATAATGAGCGTAAGTACCTCGAGTGGTTCCTAAAAACTTAGCTACTTGCTCCTGAGTAAGTTTTTTGGATTCTCTAAGTTCTTTTAATCGATCACCCAGCATTTCCTTTTCCTACTTTCTTTCCTTGAATTTAAACGGCTCATCCGAACGTTTACACTTCGTATTATAACGTAGCAAAATGCTACAATGAAAAAAATGTAGCGAAAAAGTACAAAAAAGACTTGATTTGTAGCATAATGCTACAATATAATGAAATCAACAAGTAGCAAAACGCTACAAAAGGAGGTGCGAAATGCAACAACGCACGTGGTTGATCAATATTCGAACCCAAGCAGAAATGACCCAAGAAGAGGTCGCAAATTTAGTCGGAATAAAAAGGCCTTATTATAGTCAAATTGAATCTGGAACCAGACGACCAAGTGTTCAAGTGGCAAAAAAAATCTCTCAGGTAATGGGTTTTGATTGGGCTCTTTTTTTTGAAAGTGATTGTAGCGATTCGCCACAAAATTCTTGCACAGCGTAGGAGGCTGAACATATTCACTATTAAACCACATGATTAAGGAGGTCCAAAACATGATTCAAATTGATCAAGAAGCTTTTAAAGCTATGTTTCGGGAAATCATTGCGGAAGAAGTGGCAAAGGCAATGCAAGATTTCAGAACAACACAGCTGCCGCCCATGCTTAATAAAAAAGACATCATGAAATTGTTTGGAATTCAAGTTACCAAAGCATCACAACTCTTGAATCGAGAAGACTTTCCCGTCTTTCGTGAAGCAGGTGTTCTTGTTCCAACTCATTTGCTTTTCAAATGGATTGAACGTAATACGCAATGGGTTGAAGAGAACACGAATTACTTCAAAAAGGAGGCATCAGCATGAATCAATTACAAACATTCAAAAATGAACTCTTTGAAGTATCCGCAAAAATTGAAAATGATCAAATCTTATTCGATGTCGAGCATGTTGCAAAAAGTCTAGGCTTCAAACAAATCAAAAGTAACAAAGAGTACATCAGGTGGGGAACAGTCAACAGATATTTAAACAAATATCTTTCCCAAGATGTTGGGAAAGGCGATTTTATCCCCGAACCACTGGTTTACAAGCTGGCTTTCAAAGCCTCGAACGAAGTCGCTGAACAGTTTCAGGACTGGTTGGCAATCGATGTCATCCCAACAATCAGAAAAACAGGTCAGTATGTTCCCAAGGTGTTAACCGAGAGAGAGCAGCGCATCGAATCTCTCAAACTCTTATTAGAAACCTCACAGCGTCAGGACGAAATGCAAAAAGCCCTGAACAAACATGAAAATAAGTTGCTCGAACTTAGCGAAAAAGTGGACGAACAGATCACGCTTGATCACGGAGAACAGCGCCGGCTTCAAAAGGGCGTAGCTCGTCGGGTCTATCAATTCACGGATGACAAGAAAGAAGCCGCAAGGCTTTTCAAGGAATTATACCGTGAAATCAAAGATCGATTTGGGGTCACAAGCTATAAAGATGTGAAGCGTAAGGAGCTGTTAACCGCGATCAACTATATTGAAAATTGGGTTCCTCGAAAGGTTTCATAGCCTAACGAGCACCCTCTTTAATAAATTTTACCAAACGAAACACCGTAAAACAGGAGGCGAACATATGGAGAACAACCCGTATAATCTGGATAATTTACCCGCAATTATGCGTGAAGTTCGAAAAAGATACGGACTAAATCAATTTCAGTTAGGAAGGCTACTTGGGGGGAAGGAGCAACAGTATATTTCAGATGTTGAAAACGGATTAATCAAGTTGACACCACAGTTTTGCATTAAGTGGTTTGAGGCATGTGGAGCCTATGAACATATTGATCTTATACATTACCTTTTCCACCTACACCCGACAGCGGCGGCTCCGATCGATCCAGCATTGAACGAAAGCACCAGTACAGCAGTAATAAACATGACTCATCAGCTGGAAGAAGCGCTTCAAGCAATAAAGCAACTTGCAAAATGGATAGCACGGGACCGGCCCGGTCGATCGGCGGAATTACCAATGAATGAGATTAAGCAAATTTTCGACCTTATCCCTGCAAATAAAACACTGATTTATTCATTGTCCCGGAATCATGGCTTGAATATTAAAGAACTGGCCGATAGATGGACGCGGAAGGCGTTAGTGGATCATGTGGCAATGGCCAGAAAAGAAGAAAGGCAGGCGGTATGAAATGAAGATCAATCAATTTCTCAAAACAGATATTGAGGCGGCAAAAAGAAAAATGGAATCAGTGGAAGATTTGTCGGACATGCTTTCAGAAGCTTTACAAGATGGTGATTTTGATGAGGCCATTAGTATGGCGGGAACCATCAAGGTTTTAGCTGAGGATTTAAGCAGAATGGCAAACAAAGCACGATTGTATGAAGCAGCTTTAAAAATGCAACAGCGCAAAGTTAGCGTAACTGTAATAGGGAGGGCATTTCATTGAATATCGAACACCCAATGATCACGGAAATTAATCGTTACGGATATCCAAAAGAGTATTTGCGGCATGAGGACGAGGAAGAGCAGGAAGATGATGAGGAATAAAAAAGAGCCCACTTGGCAGAGTGGACTCCTAACGATTAGTAAAGAATTATTTATCTAATTGTACCAAATCGCCCCATAAAAAACAATGGAGGTTTAAATATGCCAAAAGCAATTACAGCACCATTCAGTAACAGACGTGAAGATCAGCAAAGACTTTATAAGGTCGGCGGGTCTATTGTAATCGATAAACAGGGCAGGACGGTTTTCAGTTTCCCTTCAATGGACAAGTATCGAGAGTGGCAGCGGCTCGGGACAGAAGAATATAAAAGAAAGGTGGCGGCAGCACAATGAATGGACTGTCTAAAGTAGATTATTCAGATTACATGCCAGAAAGTCAGCAGACAATGAACGTTACCACGGAGGCAATGGTAAGCCGGCAGGCTCAGGAAGTACAAGCGGCTATGGTTATTGCAAAGAAATTCCCCCGGGATGTTTACGCGTCTTTCGAACGTATCAAAAAAGCCTGTGAAAGAAGATTACTAGCTGAAAATGCGGTTTATGAATATCCACGCGGCGGAACAAAAGTATCTGGGCCTTCTATTCGACTCGCTGAGGCTTTGGCCCAGAACTGGGGAAATATCGATTATGGAATTATGGAACTTGAGCAAAAGGCTGGGGAGTCCTCTGTAATGGCTTATGCCTGGGATCTTGAAACAAATACCCGCCAAACAAAGATTTTCACTGTTAAACATGAGCGAAAGGCAAAGGGGAAGATTACAAAGCTAGATGATCCGCGGGATATTTATGAATTAGTGGCCAATCAGGGAGCGCGGCGTTTACGTGCCTGCATTCTTGGTGTAATACCAGGTGACATTGTGGATGCTGCTGTAGACATGTGCCAGCAAACATTAATCAATGGCCATAAAGAACCTTTGGAAGATCGCCTACGACATGCTTTGATGCTCTTTAAGAAAGAATTCGGTGTGACAAAAGAAATGATACAAGAATGCATCGGCAGTAATTTAGATGCCTTCACTGAACAAGACTATTTGAAAATAGGCAGGATTTATACAGCTCTACGTGATGGAATGGCAAAAAAAGAGGACTATTTCAATATCAAAGTGACAAGCGCCACAAAATCAAAAGCGGAGGAAGATTTTAAAAAACAGCAAGAGAAAAAGGTTTCAGAAAGTAAGGAAAAGGCGGGTGACCCTGCTGATGAGAATACCAAAGCTGAACAAGGAGAACTATTACTCTAACGAAATAGACAAGCATTATATGTCAAATTCTCAGTATAAAAAATTTCTCATATGCGAGGCTGCGACGATGGCTGAGATAAATGGAGAATGGATGCCCTCCACGTCCGAGGCCCTTCTCTTTGGCCAATATGTTCACGCCTGGTTAGAAGGGGAACAGGCTTTTAATGAATTTAAGAAGAACACCCCATCCTTGTTTACTCAAAAAGGCCACTTGTACAAACAGTATCAATTAGCCGACCTAATGATTGAATCAATTCAGAATGACGATCTATGTATGTTCGCTTTGCAAGGTGAAAAGGAGGTTATCATAACGGCCGAATTATTCGGCGTCCCGTGGAAAGGGAAACTGGATGTTTACAACCCAGCTGCAGGCCGTTTCGCAGACCTGAAAACAGCCCGATCCTTGCGTGAAAAGGTTTGGGATCCGGAAATAGGTTACTGCTCTTTTGTTGAAGCATACGGTTATATTGCACAGATGGCACTATATGCCGAGATAGAAAAGCGGATGACCGGACGAAATGAATGGCTGGAACCCCTAATCGTAGGGATATCAAAGGAAGATCCACCTGATAAAGCGGTAATCAATATTGATCAAGTCCGCATGGAAATTGAGCTTGAAGATATTGAAAAAAAGATGGATCGAATTATCCAAGTGAAGTACGGCGGGGAAAAACCAGAACGGTGCGGAAAATGCAGGTATTGCCGGGCTACAAAGCAATTAAACGGCATCATTCATTTTTCGGAATTGGTCAGCTGATGGAAAGAGAACTGATTAAGGTTCCGATCCCCTTCTGCTACAAGTGGATGTCAGAAGGGGCACCGAATCGCGCAAAGCTGTTCCGTGCTTATGTTGAAAGCTATTTGAAGACAAGCGAACCAGGTTTACGCCTAGTCCG